ATTAACCCCTATCGAAATGAGGGAAAAGATATTTCAAGCGATACCCGGCAATTTCAGCCTGATACCCGCTCACGACCAAGCCATTGTGCGGAGGGTGATTGCCGAATACGTGACGGGAGTTGTCCCTCCCACCTTGGAGGAAATGAGGAGCATTGTTGATGACTTGAACGAAATTATGGGGTTGAAACCACCTTTGGAGGCGGACTGGCCGGATGAATTGTTTATCCGCGCCTTTGACAAGGTGATTCGAGCCGCAGACCCCTACGACAATTTCCACGAGCGGACTTGGGAGGTGATTGAAAGATACGGGGCGGGTCCAGAACGCAAGCTAAAGACCCCAATACGCAAAGGTGACCGGAGGTTGGTCCGTCATATCTTCGGCCCTAACCCGAACAGCTTTTTTACGCGAATGCGGGAATTTATAAGGTCACATAAAAATTTCACGCTTGAGCAACTGAGGGAGGTTATGGCTGCGGAATTCCCGCACAAGAAGAAACAGCAAATCAACGATCAGGCCCGTAACTACCTGTCGCGCTTCAAGCGTGAAGAGGGTTGGAGGATAACCAAAATCAAGGGGCTTTACCATGTGGAGCCACCGGAAAGGATTGACTGATGGAATTGCAACTTAAGGAATTTTCGGCCGCTTTGGGCCTTTTGAAGCCGGCCATTGACAAAAACTCCAAGATGGAATTCGCCAAGTGTTTCATGTTCTACCCGGACAAGGTGATGGCCTACGGGAATGAAATGCTCATTTCCATAAAAAACCCCTACGAAGTCAAAGGAATGGTCAAGGCCGATGCGCTTCTTGCCTTCCTGAAAAAAATCAAGGGGGAAAAGGTGGAGCTTGGCGTTGCCGATGGCGATTTGACGGTGACTTTGGGCAAGGAAAAAGCCGGGTTCAGGCTTGTTGACCTGCCCGAGTATGGCTTCACCGGCATTTTTGACGGCTACGAGAAGGCCAAGAAAAAGGCCAAGGCCATACCCGAGGGGCTGGTTGAGGCAATGAAGCTGGCCGCTTTCTGCACCGCCCCCAACAGTAACTATCCTAACTATCGGTCTGTTTACGTCAAGGACGGGTATGTCAACACCACGGACGGCTACCGGATATACCGCAACGCACTTGAAACGGCCGCCGGCTTGCCGGAATTTTTATTACCGGCCAACACCTGCAAAGTCCTGGAAAGCGAAATTGTCAGTGAAATACTGGTCAGCGGCGAAGAAAACGCCAACTTCATCTACTTCACCGGCGAGGACTACTTTCTGGCCGCCGAATTGCCCGATTCCCTGATCAACACCTACCCGGACGTTGAAGGGGTTATGAGGCAATTCCTCAAGGGCGATTCCGTCAAAACTGTGGATATGTCCCTGCCTGACGGCTTGTTCGAGGCGTTGGAAAAGGCCAAGTCCTTCTTGACTGACACTATCGACATCCTGGATCAGCAGGTGGACATCGAAATCAAGAAGGGTCGCATTTTGGTCAAGGGCCAGGGCCTTGATAGCTGGTATAAAGGTAGCGTTTCAGTCAAGGACTACACCGGCCCGGATTTGGTCTTTTCCGCGAATCCCCACTTCATGGCGGACATCCTGCCCAACGTGAACAGGCTGACAGTTTCGGAACGGGGCCTTTGCTTCTCTGGCGAAAAGTTTGACTACTGCTTCGCCAGGAAAGAACAGAAAAAATGAAGCCCTTTTTTGAGGTCGATGTCGCCCCGTTCAAGCGGGCCAGCCGGGGTAATTCCTCGGCTGGCCGGGGCGGCCTTTCCTGCGATTCTTGTTCGCTTCAAGAAAAATGCAAGTCTCCCAAAATGGAGCCTTCCGGCTTAGGGGAAAAGAAGATTTTAGTGCTGGCCGAGGCCCCCGGCCGCGAAGAGGACGAAAAAGGGACGCAGCTTATAGGGGCCTCCGGTCGGTATTTGCGGTATGAGTTGGAGCGGATCGGTATAGACCTTGACCGGGATTGTAGGAAGACAAACGCCGTAAACTGCCGCCCACCTGACAACCGAGACCCATCCAAGAAGGAAATAAGTTGTTGCCGGCCGCGCTTGCTGGCTGAAATCGAAAGTTTCAGGCCGAAGGTGATCCTGGCCTTGGGGCGGCAAGCCATACTTTCGCTTTGCGACTACCGGGGCGGTAAGGCTTTACCGGGTATCAGTAGTTGGCAGGGCTTTACGATTCCAGACCAGGAGCATAAGGCTTGGATTGTGCCGACTTGGCACCCCGCATTTTTACTGAGGGATGACAAGCAACCACTTTACGAGCGTTTTTTCAGGCGTGACTTGAGGCGGGCGCTTAGTTGCTTAGACAAGGATATTTCCATTGTTGACTATGTGAACATGGTAGAGGTCATTGTAAGCCCTGCCCTGGCCGCTAAAAAATTAAATGAATTATATAGATACCTTTTAGACAGTTCCGAGCCTGTAATTTCCTTTGATTATGAAACCACCGGCAAAAAACCATACGCCGAAGGACACAAGATAGTCAGTTGTTCAATAGCTTGGGAGCAGTCAGGCGAAATAAAAGGCATTGCCTTTCTGACCACCGAAGAAACTTGGCCGCTTCTCTACCGGATTCTTGCCAATCCCAAGATTAAGAAAGTCGCTCACAACATGAAGTTTGAGCGCCTTTGGACAATGATACGGGGCTGGCCGGGGGTCAAGGACGGATTTGAAGTCCAGGGCCTTATTTGGGATGCCATGCTGGCCGCGCACGTCCTGGACAACAGGACCGGCATTAGCGGCCTGAAATTTCAATCCTATGTCAACTTCGGCATTTTGGGCTACGACAAGGAGGTTGATTCTTATATCCGGTCAACCAAGGATTCAGGCGGCAATGCCTTCAACAAGATTGAAAAGGCTCCGATCAGGGAATTGCTACTTTATAACGGCATGGATTCAGTCTTGGAGCATAGCCTTTATCTAGTCCAAAAAGAAAAATACGAAAAGGACGCTGAATCAAGCAAGGCATATAAGCTGTTCCATGACGGCTCTTTGACTTTCAATGATATGGAAATGCGCGGTATTGACCTAGACAAGAATTATTGCCTGAAACAACAAAAACACCTTGAACGCCAGATAGACAGATTGCAAAGAAAAATAGACGAATCGCCCGAAGTCCAGGAGTGGCAAAAATTCAAAGGGGCCAAGCTGAACATAGACTCCCCGGTTCAAATGTCCGATCTGCTTTACCGGCAGCTTGAAGTGCCAATAGTTAGCAGGACAGATAGCGGGCGGCCAAGCGTCAACGCTGAGGCCCTTGAAGAAATGGACGTGCCTTTCGTAAAGCACGTTATTTCAATCAGGAAACTTGAAAAGGTCACTAGCTATCTGGAACAATTTGTCAGAGAAGAACACGGCGGGGTTATCCATCCATTTTTCAACCTCCACATGACCAGGACGCAACGTAGCAGTTCGGACAGTCCAAATTTCCAGAATATCCCGAAGCATGATCCCGAGGCTAACTGGGTGACAAGGCGGGCCTTGTTCCCGCCTCCGGGCACTTGCCTTCTGGACATCGACTATTCCGGTATTGAAGTCCGGGTAGGCTGTGCCCTGCACCGCGACCCCACCATGATTGCCTACCTGAACGACCCGGAAACGGATATGCACCGGGACGCCGCTTGTGACCTTTTCATGTTGGAGCCACGGCAGGTCACTAAGCCCATACGCCAAGGCGGCAAAAACTGTTTTGTCTTCCCGGAATTCTACGGAGACTACTTCAAAAACATTGCGAAAATTTTGTGGAGAGATTACGTCAAAAGTGCCATTTTCGGCGCTTTGCCGTGCGATACCACTTTAAAGGCGCACCTGAAACAAAAGAGAATTAAAGACTACGCCGACTTTGAAGACCATGTAAGGGATTGCGAGGATATTCTTTGGAATGAGCGGTTCACTGTATATCGGGACTGGAAGCAAGAAAACTGGACAACTTATCAATCCCAAGGCTACCTCAGAAGCCCGCTCGGTTTTTTGTTCACCGCCGTCATGGACGATAAACAGGCCAATAATATTGTAACCCAAGGAACGGCTTTTCACTTCAATTTAATCTCAGCTATTGACTTGAACAAGGTTTTAAAACTCCAAGGCTTCAAGTCATACATTTACGGGCAGATACACGATTCAATAAACATGGTTGCCTACCCGGACGAATTAAACGAACTGTTGGTTTTGATTGTAAATATTTGCGTGAAGCGGCTGAAAGAACGCTTTGCGGACTTTTTGATGGATATTCCAATGGCCGTTGAAATCGAGTTATCGCCGCCAAATAAGTCTTGGTATGAGGTCAAGGAAATAAACAGGCGGCCGGAGCCCTGCACCTGCGGCCAGGAGTGGGGCTATAAGAAAAGGGTTGAAGAAGCAGTTATTTGGAGTTGTCCAATTTGCGATACACAGGAGGTTTGAAATGAGTTTATACGACAAATACCGCCCCAAAAGCCTTGACGAGATCATGGGGAATGAGGGGTTGGTCAAAGACCTTGCGGTTTTCGTGGAAGGCCGGCGGCCCTGCCCTAGCGCCATCCTCTTCACCGGCCCTTCCGGCTGCGGCAAGACCACCTTGGCAAAAATCCTGGCCGCTTCCTTGGGGTGCGCCCCCGCCGAGCTTAGGGAACTGAATTCGGCAGACGACCGGGGAATTGACGGCATTAGGCAGTTGATTAAGGAAATCCAGTATAAGCCGCTTTGGGGCAAAACAAAGGTCTGGATTCTTGACGAAGCGCACAAGCTCACCAATGACGCTCAGAATGCGCTTTTGAAGGCCCTGGAAAGCCCGCCAGACTACGTTTACTTCATTCTCTGCACCACTGACCCGCAACAGCTTTTAAAGACCGTCCTGACCCGTTGTAGCCAGTTCCAGGTTGAAAGCCTGAGCTTGCAGGACACAAAACTTCTGCTTCGGAAAATATCGAGGGCCGAGGGGGTCCACTTGGAGCCCGAGGCCATGGTCAATATCGCCAAACTTGCCGATGGGTCGGCCCGCCAGGCTATTTCCATGCTTGAAATCGTCCTGACGAGGGAGGGTGACGCGCAAAAGGGGGCCTTAGCCAACTTTGCGGAGAATGAGGCGCAAACCAAAGAATTGTGCCAGGCCCTTTTGAAAACGGAAAGCTGGTCAAGGGTCTCTGAAATCTTGCAGGGCCTCAAGGACGAGCCGGAAAGGACCAGGCGGGCCGTGCTTGGTTACATGGAAAGGGTTTTACTTAATCCGAACAGTAAAACCACGGCCGAGACTGCGGCAATGATTATGTCGCACTTCACGGAGCCTTTCTTCAATTCCGGCAAACCCGGCCTGACTTTGGCCTGTTATGAGGTTATTTCAGGCGTTTAAAAAATATTTTGCGTTTTCGGGCCGCTCACTTGTGGCTTGAACTGTATTTATAAGTTGTGGGCATACGTCCACTACAAAAGGAGTTGTCAATGGGCAAAGAAGAACTGAACTACAAACGGGATGTCCAAATAAATCCGCACAAGCTGGATAAAGAGTGGATCGCCCAACCGGCCTTAGTTATCGACTACAACGAGGCTTTAGCCTATGCCAAGAACGAGACCGACAAGGCTAAGGAAGCGTTGGAAATCGCCACGGCCAATGCCATCAACATGATAGTCAAGACCGAGGAAAAGCGGCCGACCGAGAAAGTCATGGACGCCATGATTACGGCCGACCCCGCTATCCAGAAACTCACCCAAGACCTGATCAAAGCCCGTCACGCCGAGGCGCTTCTTGTGGCCGCTTGCAGGGGCATTGACCAGCGCGGCCAGGCCCTAAGCAATCTGGTCAAGTTGCACGGCATGAATTACTTTGCCGAGCCGGAGGCTGACGTGCGCGACCGGGCAACGCTACAGGAATTGGGCAGCGCGGGGGCCAGTGAAAGGGTCTTGTCGGCCCGGCAGAAAAGGTGGGGAGAAACGAGGGGTGGTGACAATGATTGACTTTTTTCTACAGTGGTTGATCATCTTCTGCCTCCTGACGGCCTCCGGGATTGTTTTGATTTGGGCGTATTTCCGCTTCCAGTTGCGGGCGAAGTTGCTTTTCGAGGGGGCTATGCAGGATTTAAACGATCTGTCCGATTTGACCGATTTGCCCGCGTTTGAAGCGGACGAAGATGAGGAGGAGGAAAAGGAAAATGTCACGAACTGAGGACAAACGCAGGGAACGCGCCGCTTCAATGCGGCAACGGATACGCGAAAACAGCGAAACCAAGGGCCAAGGGGATTTACGTCTGAAAGACAAGGTGGATTCCTTCAAGCCCAAAGAAGGGCGGAATCGTATATCCATCGTGCCCTTCAAAATGACGAAAACCCCCAACTTGGAGAACGTGCCCTCCGGCGATGAGTATTTCCGGCTCCGGGTGCGGAAACATTACAACGTGGGGCCGGAGGGCAAGGTTGTTGTCTGCCCGAAGACCTTCGGCAAGAAGTGTCCCATTTGCGAGGAGCAGCGCCGCCTGGTCGATTCCGGCAAGAAGTGGGATGACGAAGTGGTTTCCGAACTGCGGGCGCGGGTGCGGGACTACTACAACGTCATTGACCTTGATGTCAAGGGGCCTATCACGGCTGATCGCCTCCTAATTTGGGAGGTCGCCGAAAAAAACTTTGGCCGGGTGCTGGACACGGAAATCAAAGATGACTACAACACCGATGATTCCCTCCAGGTCACTTTTGCCGATTCGGAAGCCGGGGCCAACCTCACTGTCCGCATGAAGACGGATAGCTTCGGCAAGACCAAATACCTTGCGGCCGACAAAATTGATTACGAGGAACGAAAACCTCTGCCGCAGGAAGTTTTGGACGCCGCCGTGCCCTTCGATCAAGTCATTATCGTTTTAGGCTATGACGAGATTGCGCGTATCTTCTTCGATATGCCGGATTCTTCGGATTCGGAAGATGACGATACCGGCAAGAAGGCCGAGCGGCCAGAGCGGAGCCGCCGCCGCGATGACGAAGACGATAAGGACCAGCGGCCAAGCCGGGAGGAAAGGCGGCAGCGGGAAGACGAGCGGCAGAAAAGCCGGGATGACGAACCGGCCAGGGATAGGCGGGCCAGTCGGTCCAAGGAAGGCGAAGACAAGCCCTCCAGGTCGGCCGAAAAAGACCCCCCGAGGCGCGACAAGGAAGAAAAGGCCCCGCCTGAGCATAAGTGCATAGCCAAGGGCGGGGTCTTCGGCGGCGGCAAGTCCTACCCGGAATGCGGCGATGACTGCCTGGTTTGGGACGAATGCCAAACCGAATACGAGAATCGGGAAGCCCGAAAGGCCCGCGCCGCCCGGAAGACGGATGAACCGGACGAAGACGATTTAACGTTTTGAAACAACCTGACCCGGCCAGAGAAAAACTGGCCGGGTCTTGCTAAGGGGAGAGAAAATGCCCAGGCCCAGGAAAGTTGCTGAAACCGTTCAGCCCCGCGATGAAGAGCCGCAGGAGGATATGTTACTGATTCCCTCCGGTAGCTCCATGCTGAATCTTGCCCTGTCTGATAATGTTTTCGGCGGCATTCGGCCCGGCACCATTATCAACATTGCGGGCGAATTCGGCGTTGGAAAAACCATGATCGCCGAGACCATGGCGGCCGAAATCGCCCACAATCCGGCCTTTGACGGCTACGAGCTAATCTATGACGAGCCGGAGCGGGCTATGGCGATGGACATTGCCCGTCTTTTTGGCCAAAAGACCTTTGACCGCCTTCAACCCCCGCGAGTTGGCAAAGACGGGCTTGCCACCTATTCCGAGACCGTGGAGCAGTTCTACGTCAACGTCCTGGAGCGGATTGATAACGGCAGTCCTTTCATATACTTGCTGGATAGCTTGGACGCTCTGACCGACCAGACCGAAATAGATCTAGGTGATGACCTGAAGAAATCGGCCGAAAAGGCCGAGAAATCCGGCCATGACCTTTCCAACCTGTCCATCAAGGGAAACTACTCCGGCGTTTCCAAGGCAAAGTTAATGTCTCAGCTTTTGCGAGGCGTTGTTTCCGGGATTTACAAGACGAAATCGGTTTTGGTCATTATCTCCCAGGTCCGGGACAACCTGAACAAGAGCTTTGGCGGCCCCTCCAAGGTCAAGAGCGGCGGCAAGGCCCTTGATTTTTACTCAAGCGTGGTTGTCTTTCTGCACCATAAAAAAACCTTGACCAAGGAACTGAAATCCGAGGACAAGGAGCAGATCGGCGCTTTGGTGCGGGCCGAGGTCACCAAGAACAAATTCACCGGCAAGAAAAGAAGCGTTGAATTCTCCATTTTCTACGACTACGGCATTGACGATTTGACCTCCTGCGTGGACTTCTTGGTCAGCGCGGGGGTGATTCAGCGCAAAGGCGCGCATTACCATACCGGCGAACTTTTGGACGGCTCGGAATCCAGTTTTCAGGGCTTGGAAAAGCTGATAAGGGCCATTGAAGCCGGAGGCTCCCCGGCAATCAGGAAAATCAAGGAGGCGGCGCAAAAAGCCTGGACCGAACGCGAGGAGGAATTAAAACTTCACCGCCGGCCAAGGTTCGGAAGTGAATAGGCCGCACAAAATAATGTTGATTGACGCTAAAGCCCTATGCTTTACCGCCATGTATGCCAATCTGGACTTGACTACAAGTTCAGCGTTGGGGACCGGCATTGTTTTTGGCTTCTTCAACCAGATTCAGGGCGCTTGCAAACAGTTGGGAATAAGCAACCTTGTCTTTTGTTGGGATTCCAAACGGTCACATCGGAAAAGGATATTCCCCGCCTACAAGGAAAAGCGCGGGGCCAGCCCGGACAGGCGGGACGCTTATATTCAGTTCGCCAAAATTCAGTATGAAATCCTGCCAAGACTAGGCTTTGTCAATTCCTTTTGTCAGACAGGGTTTGAAGCTGACGATCTGATAGCTTGCATTTGCCAAGATACATTCAGTTCAGCCAACCAATTTACAATTTTAAGCGATGACCACGACTTTTATCAGTTGCTAGATACCAATGTCCAAATGTTCAAATTGAGACAAAAGAAACTTTTTACCGCCGAAGATTTTGAGCGCAAATACGGAATCCTGCCCCATGAATGGGTCAACGTCAAAATACTGGCCGGGTGCAATAGTGACGGCGTTCCCGGCATTCCAAGCATAGGCGAAGGCAGGGCTTTGGAATTTATTATTAAAGGCCCCGGGAAAGCCTACTTGAAGCAGGACAAGATTGAAGCCCATCGGGAAATTCTGCAACGCAATGAAAAGCTGGTCCGCCTCCCGTTTGAAGGGGCTAAGGTCGGGGCTCTGGTTTGGGATAAGCGGCCGTCCTTTGCCGAATGGCTGAATTTTTGCGAGGAATACGAATTTCATTCCTTCCTGCGTGATCAAAAGACGTGGGAAAGCATATTTTCAGGAATACCGCCGTCTAGCATTTATAGCAGGGTGAGCCAACGCAGACGAAATAGAGCGTATGAGCAAAAACAGTAAGAATAAGGGCTCGACTTTTGAGCGGGATATATGCAAACAACTGTCCCTTTGGCTGACCGAGGGGAAGCGGGACGATATTTTCTGGAGGACTGCGGCAAGCGGCGGCAGGGCCACTAATAGGGCCAAGGTCAGCAAAAAGACAAGCGGCGGCTATGGTGACATTAATTTCCTTGATCCGCTCGGAGAAGGGCTTTTAAAGCTGTTCTGCTTTGAATTGAAGCGGGGCTATAAAGACCTGAGCGTTTTAAGCTACATTGACCGCCGCCCTGCCAAGACCAAGACCGTACTTGAGGAATTTTGGGACCAGGCGGTTACGAGCGCCGAGCAATCCGGGGCGCACTTCCCCCTTGTGATATTCAAGCGGGATTTGCATAAGCCTTGTGTCATGTTCCCGGTCGAATTCTTTTCCATTGCCAAGAATTACTTTGGGTATTTTCTTTACCCAACCGCAAAAGTGAGTTTTCAAGGCGATGATGGATTTTTTACTCTGGTTATTACAACCATGGAATCGTTTTTGGAGTATGTGAACCCCAACGTCATTGATTCGATCTTGGCGGATATTGAGGATTTGGGACGGTGAGCATGAATTGGAAGTTGCGATCAAAAGAAGTAGCCTTTGTGGGGAAAAGCGATCTGATTCGGTGCTTTGGCCGCATTATACGGCTGGCCGAAATGGAGAAGGTTACGCCGATCAAGGTATTTTATATTTATATGAAGTGCCTGAAAATATTGTTGCGGGACAATCTGATTCGTAACCCCAACGGGCTTGTTTTACGCATTCGCAACTTCGGCAATTTCTGTATTTTCCCGGTCGTCTCCAGGCGTGGCCGGAACATACGAAACGGGACGCCCTTTGACGCCGGGGCCGGGTATAGGATTTTCTTCCGGCCGTCCAAAAACTTCAAGGAAATGATTAAGGAGACCAGGAATGTATCTGCAAAGACCCAAGTTTGAAATCATGCCTCATCTTGCGTATGAGGAAATGCTGGCGCTGGTTTGTCGGGCAATCCATGTCTTCGACAAAACGCAAGATCCAGTAACTCCAGTTTATAGGGAGGTGACAATAAAAGCCAGGCTTGAAAACGGCATTTTCTCATTCGGTGAGTGCGTTGGCTTTAGCGTGGTTTTGACTGTTGACCGTGGCATGGCCCAGGAATTTTCCCGGCATGGAATAGCCCACCTGATACAAGAAAACCCGCTTTACTGTGATTACAGCAAAGCCATATTCGGCAGCCAGGTCAGCTTTATCATGCCGAATGCAATTCGCACTATCCCCTACATCATTCCCGAAGGCCCATACGAGATGGCGCATGACATCTTCAAAGGGCTTGCTCTCAAAAACACCGAGACCAAGGAAACCCGCTACGTTACCGACTTGGGGAGAATAGCTTGGTTTTTGGGCTTGAAGGAGGCCGAGGAAAAATACCTCGGAGCCGTGAAGAACGGCCTTGAACTCGAAAATGCCAGTGGTCTTTTGCCGAGCGCAACCAAGGCCGAAGTTGTGATAACCGCCAATATGCGGGAGTGGGGCTTTATTTTTGAAACGCACATCGAGAATAGTGAAGTGCGGTCAATCGTTTCGGATATTTTCATTTCGGCCAAAAGGTTATTTCCGGCCTTTTTTAGCCACATTGACTAAGGCACAGGCCGCCAATGTTTGAAACGCTGACCATAAAAAACTTTCAGTGCCACAAGTCATCCAACCTCAACTTTGTTGGCGGTCTGAATGTTATCGCCGGCACGTCCGACAGCGGCAAGAGCGCCGTTTTGAAGGCCCTGGCTTGGCTTCTGACGAATAAGCCCCAGGGTATAGGCTTCCGTCATTATGATTGCTCCAAGGGCGATACAGTGGCGGTTACGCTTAAATTTGACGGGCATACGTTGTCCAGGGAGCGGAGCGAGAAGGAAAACCGCTACGTCTTGGACGGCCAGGAATTTGTCGCCATGAAAACCGATGTGCCGGTCGAGA